TACTTGTCCTCGTCCTTGACGACATCCATCCAGCCACTCTCAGGCGTAAAGAGAGCATGACCAACCTCATGCAGCGAGAGCATATGATAAACAGGCTCGTCCATATTCTTCCACATGGGAAGCGTAAGGAGACGGCGCTTGAGGTCGAAGGATGCTGTCACCGTCGGTGAATGCTCAACGATGATATTTTCGGTGGCAAGGAGCCGGGCGAAACGATCAAGACCCTTAGTCGCGGAGATAAGGGCCTTGATATTGGGATCGGTGTGCTGCTTCATACGGTCATTATAGTGTATGCCTGACCGTATGTCAATGGTAAAACTTGGCTAATTAGGTCTCACTTGATGGCAATGAAACCAGTGAATGCGTGATTTTGCCAGAAAGAATCTACCTGCCTAAACCCGGCATCATCTACCATATCAAGCAGTTCTTGGCGCGTATTTGGCTTCATCATATGGCGAAGCGTGCGCTCCTTGTCCATAATGTCTTCCGTGCTAAAGGACTCGCGCTTAAAATCGTAATAGGTAAAGGTACGAATTTCGTGAATACGCGACGAAGATGCTACAGTCTTTTCTGCAAAGATAAATGCACCACCTTCATGCAAACCATCATAGATGCGCGCGATGATATCATGGCGATCACGCTGAGGCATGAATTGAAGCGTAAAGATAGATGTGACGAGAGAGCAGTTAAAATTGAAACTGAAGCTTCGCACATCACAAGTCTTATATGTAAGACGCTTGTTTAGTACTTCATCTCGCATATCTTCTTCAAAGCCAGCATAGAAATCTTCTTCGATTTCGACACCGATGTAGTTGGCGCGTGGGGCAAATGTGTTTTGCTTGATCATCGCCTTTAGCAGCTTACCCGTCGAACACCCAATGTCAACCACGTTGGTATCATCTTCGACAAAGTACTGTGACATAGAAAGCACATCATTCCAAAGATCACCATAGTGGCGAATGGACGCATTGATGTGATTGTCAAAGCCTTCGTTGCGGGTTGCGAATGTAAACTTTGTCATGATGTAATTTCCTTCTTGTAAGGTACCAGAACATTCTGATAGATGTTTGTTGCTAGAGCAGCCATCATCTTTGGCGCAACCATTCGCCCGATGCGCTCGGCTTGCTGATCAAAAGTACCACTCAGCTTGTAGTCGTCAGGCAGACCCATGACACGCTTTAGCTCGGGTACAGTTAGCTTGCGATTTCTTTCAAAGTGAAGCACACCAGAGACGCCGCGCTTCTGCCCAGCCTGCGTCACAGTCGGGCTTGGTAGATGTGGTGCGGGGCGAATCATATTGAACAGAGACGCCTTTGGGTTCACATCACGAAATTCTGGCATTGATGGCTTCGTATGCTTAGCTGGGTTAAGCGGCAGCATCTCGACCCACTTCTTCTGCCAGCAATTTTGCACATAATCCTCAAGCATCTTTTCTTGCTCAGGGTCATTAACAAGATTTTCAAATGCCTCTGAGATTGAGATATGCTCAGGGCGCTGCTTGTTGACCTTGGGGAAAACTGTATCATGCGCGTTGAACATATGAATACCGACCTTGTCTGCAACGTCATGTCGAATGCAAACAAAGAACGTGCGCTCGCGCGACTGAGGTGTGCCAAAGTCTGCTGCACTCAATACTTGATACGTGACAAAATAACCGGGCGAGATTTGCTCAAAAGCATTTCTGAATTCGTTCAGCTTGCCGACAGCTTCGCCCATGGTGATGCCCTTTACGTTTTCGGCAACAATCACCTTGGGCTGAATCTGCCCGGCAATGCGAATGAACTCAAGAAACAGATCCTCGATGTTCTCGACCTTCTTACCATCGCTGTAAGTCTTTTCTTTGTTCCAGCCCTTCTCGCGCTTGCCGGCAACAGAGAACGCAGAACAAGGCGGCGAGCCATCTAGAATATCAAGCTCACCTGGCTTCAGCCCAGCAGCAGCCAGAAGGTCTGCGCCAGTGATACCCTTGATATCACCAGGCACGATCTTGGTGTCGGGGAAATTCATCGAATACGTCTTGATAGCTTCTTCAACGAATTCATTGATGGCGATCACCTTACCACCAGCGAGTCGATAGCCAGTGCTGGAACCACCACCGCCGGCAAAAGTCGAGACAACAGTAAATAGCTCGCGCGCCGAGCTATCTTTCACATCTTGAACTGTATAAGGCTGATACTTCGGCATATTGTTATTCCTGTACATGTCATCGAATATCATATATTACTAATCCGATAATGTCAATGGCTGTAATACTTCACTTTCCCATCCACGAGATGGGGAAATGTCTAATAGAATCAGACTGATATAGATACGGGCTAATCTTTGCGTCTTGAAAACCATCGAGTTACTACCCAACCAACCAAGGAAGATAATAGCGCGCTTATTATCAGTAGAACCATTATGCGACAGCTTGTCGATCATTAGCCTTTCGAACTCTATCCATCTTTAGCTTTCTGCGCTTGGCTTGTTGTAGATGATAGAGATTTGCCCTGTCAGTAAAGAGAACACCATCAAGATGGTCGACTTCATGCTGAGCAACGCGGGCAGTCATGCCCTGAAAATTATGCGTCTCGACATCACCATTTAGATTTGTGTATCTCATGCGAATGGTAGTTGGTCGCTTGATCTTTAGAAAGAGCCCAGGGAATGTAGAACACTGCTCCTCATAAACAGTATGATCATCACCAGTATTAACAATCTTAGGGTTGAATACTGGCATGATGCTATCAGGCTCGTCGGGGTTACCGAATACGAAGACGCGAGACATGATACCCAGCTGAGGCGCAGACAACCCTAGAGTCTTAAGCTCACACATCTTATTTCGCAGAAGCTCATAAAGCGCCATAGGTGGGATTTCTGAATTTTCAAAATCATAATCTTCACTAGCAATTCTAAGCAGTGGGTTATTAGATTTTAGCAAGACCATCATTATATTCCTTCACAAGCTGCTCAATACCATCATCGAGACTTATCTTTTGTTTCCACTGTATATCATTTAGTAGTCTTGTGTCAAGCAGTTTTCTAGGCATACCGTCGGGCTTGGTAATATCAAACTTGTAATTACCCTTCCACCCAACTACATTAGCAACTCTTGCAGCTAGTGCAAATATCTCAATGTCAACACCGCTACCAATATTAATTTCAGGCGCATCAATAGCAGTTGCGGCGACAATTGCATCAGCAGCATCAGCTGTGTGCAAAAATTCTCTGCGCGGCGTACCCGTACCCCAAATCTCAACCTCATCAAGTTGATTGCGCTTTGCATCACAAAACTTCTTGACGAGAGATGCAAGCACATGACCACCTTCACCGAAAGTATCACCTGGGCCATAAAGATTGCACGGCATCATAGACTTATAATCAAAGCCCATTGCGCGTGCCATTCTGACAGCTTCTATAACATGCATCTTAGCCAATGCATACCCAAGATTTGTCGGCTCTAGTGAACCAGACCCAAGCATTTCTTCTCGCATCGGTTGCTGACATTCTCTTGGGTAAACACATGATGAAGAAATGTTATAGAGATGCTTTACACGATGTCTAGTGCATACATCAATTAGATTGATACCCATCTGAGTATTCTTAATCAGAAAGCTAAGAGGGTTCTCCATATTTTTCTTGATACCGCCAACAAGACCGGCACAATGAAAAACCCTATCTGGTTGTTCGTCGATGACAAATTCAATCTGATCAAGTTGTGTCATATCGCAGTAACCACCACCGATGGAAAGCACAGGACCATCTTGCTTTAGTCGCTCGGTAAGAGCGCGACCAAGCATACCAGTTCCACCAAATACGATAGTTTTCATTCGCCTAATACCTCACCGATTACATGGCGTGCGCGTCTAATGTTGTCACCTAGATCACGATGATCATTACCAAAGAAAAACCCGTTCTTGTCAAGATACTCTGCATTAGTTAGATCACCCGATATCTTGTGCGTAATCTTATTAATCACAGGCTGATTCAAAAAATTGCCCGTTACTATTGGGCGCGTCTCAATGTTCTCAGCCTTTAGCGCATCGATAATCTTCTTTCGCTTACCCTCATGCTTCTTCGGTAGTATGACGGCAAAACCAAACCAGCTAGAATGCATACCAGACTTTTCTGTTTGACGACCGAATTGAAGATCAGAAAATTCTTCTTGAAATGTCTCAGCATTGTCTCTGCGATATTCAATAAACTTATTCATCTTCTTAAGCTGCACAGAACCAATAGCACCACTCATCTCCAGAGGGCGCACACAATAACCTTCGGTTACAAACTTAAAACTATCTTCAAATGGATCTCCAGACTTCTTGTAGAGAACATCAGTTCTGAGATCGCGCACCCACCCATGCGCCCTAATTGATCTCATGTAGTCGGCTAGCACGGCATTGTCGGTGACAATCATACCACCTTCCATGGTTTGCAGATGATGGCTAAAGAAGAATGAGAATGTACCACCCAGCCCATAGGTACCAGCATACTTACCGTTTAACGTTGCGCCATAGCTTTCGCAGTTATCTTCAATAAGAATCATCTTATTTGATGTGCAGATATCGCGCAGAATACTCAAGTCGGCAGGCATGCCTAGAAGATTAACAGCAAATATCGCGCGCGTGCGACTGGTTATGGCCTTGCGAACTTTGAATACGTCGATGTTGCAGTTAGAATCAACATCAACAAAGACAGGCACAAGACCCATTTGCGTCAGAGGGAAATACGTGGTGCTCCAGCTAACAGCGGGGACAATAACCTCGTCACCCGGTCTAAGATCAAATGGACCCTGTATTAGTGCAGATACAAGAACAAGGTTTGCAGAGCTACCACTGTTTACCATCACGGCGTGGCTAGAGCCAACCTTCTTTGCAAACTCGTCCTCAAACTGTCGCACGCGCTCACCCATCGTGTAGCGCCCACTAGCCATAACCTTTAGAATGGCTAGCTTCTCACCCCAACCCCAGCTATCGCTTGCGAGAGAATACTTCTTCATTTCATGTCCTCCATAACCATCTCTTGGATAAGTTCTTCAAAAGTCACTTTTGGTACCCACCCAAGCTTATTTTTAGCCTTATACGGCATGCCATGTAAAAAATCAACTTCATTTGGTCTACGATATCTATTGTCCGTTTGAACCAATATCTTACCGGTATTACTGTCGGCACCAAACTCACCACTGCGAGTCTTGTGCCATTCAATCTTGATGCCAACATTCTCAAATGCAGTTTCTACAAGATATCGAACAGTAACAGTTCGACCAGTTGCAATTACATAATCATCAGGCTTTTGCTGTTGAACCATAAGCCACATTGCTTCAACATAGTCTTTAGCATGACCCCAATCACGTTTGGCTTCAAGATTACCTAATACTAGAGGTACATCGCAACCCTTAACAATTCTAGCTACAGCCTTTGTGACCTTGCGAGTCACGAATGTCTCACCCCGACGAGGACTTTCGTGATTGAAAAGAATACCGCAAGAGATATGCATACCATATGATTTACGATAATTGTCGCATAGCCAATGTGCATATAGCTTTGCAGTGCCATATGGGCTACACGGTTGAAATGGTGAATTTTCATCTTGCGGTCCAGGTGTAAACCCATACATCTCTGATGTACTAGCCTGATAGATGTGGCAGTTATCTGCGATACCAGCAGATCGCACAGCCTCAAGAATCTTAAGCATACCAAGCCCGTCAGCCATCATGGTATATTCAGGCATTTCAAAGCTGACCATGACATGCGACTGCGCAGCAAGATTGTAAATCTCATGCGGTCGTACCTTTGCGATAATTGCTGATATCGCAGAGCCATCTGTTACATCACCGTAATGCAACTTGATGTTGTTAAAGATATGATCAATTCTACCAGTGTTGAAAGACGATGACCGCCGAATAATACCGTGAACCTCATAACCCTTGCTGAGTAGTAACTCAGCCAGGTATGAACCATCTTGTCCAGTAATACCAGTTATCAATGCACGCTTCATGCGCATTCAGAAACACTCCCAGCAATACGTGAGAAGTTCTTGTGCTTCTCAAAACGAATGATATCTTTAAACTTGTCCTGCAATACTTCACCCTTATGTGAAATGATGAAAGTATTTGTATTATCAATTGACTGTAGAAGCTTCATGAAATCATCGCAGCCGTTATTGTCAAGTGATGCATCAAACACCTCATCAAGCAGAAGCAGATTGGTGCTTGCACTATTCTTCATCTTTGCAATAGCGCGCCAGGTAAAGAGTAGCGCAAGATCGATACGCATCTTCTCGCCTTCACTAAACGAGTCGTAGGTAAAATCGTCACGGTGACGTGACAGCAATCTTTCTTCAAAAGATTCATCAAGCTCAAACTTGACAAAGAAGTCCATCATAGCCAGATACTTGTTGACAAGCGAATTGATGATCGGAATATATTGCTTGATGATTCTAGACTTGATACCAGAGTCACGAAGAATGACAGTTGCAACCTCAAGCAATTCTTTCTGCGTCATATGCTCAATTCGCCGATCATTTGTAGCCTTGAGCTTGAGGCGCAGGTCTTCAATACCATCAGTATCAACTACAGCCCTAGGCTTCATGAGGTCAGCAATCTGTCGCTGGAGGGTGCGTATCTCTCGATTGTCAGCAGCAATATCAGTATTGACGTGAGCAATTTGCTTGTTTAGACTTTGTATCTTTTCATTCTGGGTTTTCGCAGTGAGTAGAGTTTCACCCAAAGATGTGATATTACCAGACAGCTTATCAAGTGCCTGCTCTACTTCACCCGCAGTAGTTTTCTTGCTATTGATCTTCTCGACCTTTAGAGCTTCATCAATAGTCTGGCTACAAGTTGGGCAGCTATCATTAGTCTCGTAAAATTCAATCATCTTCAAAGCTTTGCTGCGCTTCTGTGAAAGAGACTTTTCAAGCTCGCGCAGCTTCGTCATCTTCTCGCGCAGCATAACCTCGTCGATCAAATCAACTTTTTCAAGATCAATTTTAGCTTGCAGTGCATCGATCATCGCATTCAGAGTTTCAATTCTCTGATGCAGAGTTTCAATATTGGTTTGAATTCTTTCGATGGTATCAATCTTGACTTGTTCGTCATACTCATCGCGCGACTTCTGAATTCGAATCATTTCTTCAATCGAAGAAATCTCACGATCTATCAATGCCAATTCACTCTTGTTTGTGCTAACCCGATCCTTAAGCAGCGATGACATGGTTGAAAACACGCGAATGTCAAGCAGGTCTTCGATGACTTCGCGCCTGACAGATGTCGGCAGCTGCATGAATGGCACAAATGAAGATGAACCCAGAATCACAATCTGGGTGAATGACTTCATATTCATTCGAAGAATCGTGCGCTCAAGCATTTCTTGCTGATCGCGGCTAGCAGCCAGCTGATCCATCATCTTATCTGATTTGTATATCTCAAAGACAGCAGGCTTAATACCACGACGCACAAGATAGCTTTCGCCAGAAACCTCAAATTCAATCTCGACAACAGTATCACGACCGTTGATCGAATTGATTAGCTGATCCTTCTTAACCTTGCGAAAGGGCTTGCCATACAGACCAAAGCATAGTGCATCAAGTATGGTCGACTTACCAGCACCATTTGAACCGATGACAAGCGTGTTTTGATTTTTGTCAAGCGCGACCTCGGTAAAGACATTCCCTGTGGAGAGGAAATTCTTCCATCGCACCTTTCTAAAATGTATTGCCATGCTAGTCAGCAGACTCCATCATAATTGCTTCACTGTAAAGACCACGCATTAGCTTTTCTAGATTACCCTTATCAACACCAATCTCAAGGGCTTGAATATACTTAGACAGAATCGTTAGAGTATCTTCGGCTTCACTGAGCAAATCATCGTCGCTAATTGAATCCATATTTCTATGATCTTCAACAATCGACACATCTACTGGACCAGTAGAGTATAGCTTGCCCATGAATAGATCGAACAGATAAGGGTTAGTCTTACCCTGAACGATCACCTTGACATACTTACCAGCTACGTCAGGTGCGCTATCAAGAACCTTCTCTGTGCTTTTACCCTCGTCGTCATACCAAACTTTCTTGAAGATAGTATAGGGGTTCTGCACAAATTCAAATTCGCGCGTCTCTGTATCAAAGATATGAAACCCTCTCGGGTCATTACAATCTGACCAAATCATTTCATATGGCGCACCGAGATAATAGATGTTACCCTTTCTCGACATATGATGATAGTGACCCGAGCATACGATATCAAACTTATCAAACGTCGCAGGTTCAAAGCCTTCATGAGAAGGCATACCACGATACATGTCAAAGCCCTTAACTTCAAGATGACCCATGGCAATCTGCGCCTTAGTTGACTTCATAAGGTCTACGCTAGCCTGATAATTCTCTTGATTAATCCAAGGCAGAAACAGCATCTCGCACCCGTCGATAGTCACTTCGGCAGGGTCGGTGTACAGCTTGATGCCATCAATGCTAGCGAATAGCTCGCGCATAGCATTAATATCGTTAGTATTCTTATAGGGAATATCGTGATTACCAACCAGCACATGCACATCATAGCCTTGCAGCCGATTGATAAAACTCTCGCGCATCTTTCGTAGAGTGACGTAAGAAATAAATTTACGTCTATCTACAATATCCCCAAGATGAAGAATTGTTGTAATACCTCTCGCCTTTAGCGCCGGAAAGAAAATCTCATCATAAAATCTGATGAAATAATCAATGAAGTCCGAACTGTCGTTTCGGACGCCAAAGTGAGTATCTGTGATAATAGCAATTTTCATACAGTCATCATATACTATTTGTTACGTCATTGTCAATGGCTTTCTTTCGCTTCTCTTTCTTGCTCTTTCGATTTTCATCGAAGCTGTTCATAAATCTTTCCATTTGCTCTTGCGACCATTCGCCATAGCTAACATCATCGTTGAAGCGAGACCCTGACCTCTTGTCGGACTCTTGCACTTCGCTCGTTTCATCTAGAAGATTTGCTCTCTCGATGGCTACGTACTTTGTGTACAGATACTTCTTTTCTTTTTGAATTCTACGAAGAAAGGCGTAGTAAATGATCTGAGTGAAATACGCGAATGGGTTCTGCGACTTCGATGGGTCGAAGTTATCGATGTATTGCAGACAGTTTTCAATGCCATCTGAAATCATTTCATCTCTGAAAGTGTAATTAGAGAAGTTTGGCCTGTATGCAAGATGAGTCGCAATCTTCATAATGCACTCGCCAACGTATGTGGGTACTCGCGGCTTAGGTCTGCCGGCGAGGCTAGCATCTGCTACAGCTTTGCGATACTCAACCATGGCTGCGTATAAATCTGCGTTTTTTACGTAATGTTTTTTGCTTGACATTTTGCGATCTCCTGGTATAATAGGTCTTGCCGTTTACGGAGTATATTACTTTATAGTCTCTTTGAGCTTAATCGTATGCATCTCATACTTGAACCCTTCTTGATTATACATCTTGATGCGTTCGATCAGATGATTCAGAGTGTAATTTCTTGAAGTCTTAGTTGACATGTCATCAGCGATGTCAAACAGAGTGCAAGAATCTTTTGTGTCACTCTTTCTAAGCCCACGACCGATTGACTGAAGGGTTCTAACCCTACTCTTAGTAGGCGACGCAAAGATCACGTTATGAAGATTACGAATATTGATACCTGTGCTGAATGTGCCATACGATGCAACAATGATATTGTCATCGCCAGTTTCAGCTAGTGTACGAATATTATCACGATCTTCAGCTTCTGTGCCACCATGCACGAAAGAGACTTTCTTGTCAGTAGCTTTGGCGTTGATCATTTCATATAATACTTCGCCGTGTTTTTCTACGAGAGAATAGAGTATAAGTGTGTTACCCTTTAGTGATAAGGCTAGATTTCTAATGAAACGATTGCGTGCATCGCTTGACACTATGCGATCAATTTCATCTTGATATGTTGCTTCACGCGACAGTGCTTGCTCATGCTTAAGCACAAGCACCTTGATCGCAAGGTCTGCGACATGGCCTGCGTCCATAAGATCCTTTGTCTTTACCAGACGCTCAACTTTACCAAACAGCCCTTCAAGCACAAGCTCATTGACTTCTGCACCATCAAGCGTGCCAGTCATACCAAATCGATATTTGGTTGAAGGCATCTTCGTCATGATGTTGACAAGGCTCTTAGCTTTGAAGAGATGTGCTTCGTCGCCGATGACAGTATCAAACTGAGAGAAGAACTCTTCACCCATTTCATAAACAGACTGCCATGTTGATACAGTCACGCCATCAGAAGCGATCTTTTCTTGCCCACCTCTAATGCCGTGAATAGGACCAATGTACCCGTAATCTTGAAAGTCTTTCACCATCTGAATAACCAGAGATACTGTCGGGACCACAATCAGAGTGCGCCCACCAAACCACTGACTGATAAGATACGCAACCATTGACTTACCACTAGCCGTGGGTGAGATAAGAACAGCGCGCTTCATGCGAATGGCTAGAGCTAATGCTCTAATCTGATAGTCTCTAGGTTCTACAGGCAGTTTTAAATCTTTGATAAAGTCTTGTATCTCTATCAGTGAAACACCGTCTTCTGAGATAAGATCATCATCTAATGTGACATCATAACCTTCGTTCTCAAGAAACGATCTAACATTGTGTGCAAGCCCAGCATACATGCTGTAGTTTCTTGAATTGAATAGACGAACTTTACCGTCCCATACTTTACTCTTAAATGCTGGCATAAATTTTGCACCAGGCACTTCAAATGTAAATTTTTCGGATATCTCGCGCGCGACAGATTGGGAGCACTCAAAACGCATGAATGATTCATCAACCTTGCGTATGTGCACCTTTTCCATTATTTCATTCCTACTGTTAGTCGCCGCCAGTCAATTACATTCTTGATCTGAAAGCCTCGATTGTTAATAGACTTCATAATTTCTTCTAGCACCAATACGCATTCTTGATGCATACTAAGTGTGCTTTCAAGCTTGATCATTGTTGGGTCATTTGTGATGCGATCTTCAACATCACCGCGCAAAACGCGCTCCATAAATTGCTCACGACCCAGCTTTGCTAGATCATCTTCTGTAGCTTTGCCAGTATAATATGCTGTCAGCAATCTAGTAAGTGTCTTTTTACTAGCAGTAAATTCACGAACCTTACCTCTCTCTTTTGAGAGTAAAGCAAGATACTTGCCATGCAGCATAGGCACCTTGATGCTCTCAAGGTCCAAATTAAGATCATCCAGCTTGGTGTCACTGGACCACATTTCTAGTATGTCTTGCGTTGTCATCATCTAGCCAACATAACAGGTTTTATCGCAAATGTAAAGAACTAAATGCGTTCTAATGTATATTTTCTATAAGAAAATGTAGCAGTTGCTTCTAGGTAATCAACATCATTTGCCATAGAATTGAATCTAAGTGCAGATAGTGATGTTGGCAATACATCAGAGAAGAATGCATTCAGTCCAGGATTTTTGTGACTTGTCAAAATCGTTAGTGTCGCATCTGATACTAGTGTCTGCATAGTACCAACATTAGCTTGTGTTGATATCGGTGATGATCTTGATAGGTCTCTAGTCTGTTGTAGAGACGTTGGGTGACCAAGACCTTCTAACCAGTTGACCATCTCAATATAGTTTTTCATATCTTCATCAACACGAAATGTAATAGTGAGAGGGTCATATACAAGCTTATCACCAGGGCGTATTAGAGTACCAACTGGTGTGGGTGTATTGATTGGCGTCATGCTAATTGCTGGGATGTCTACCGATTGACAAAAATAATTGACCATCGGTAGACGCCTCAGCGTAAACTTGAACCCTAGTGGCGATAGGTAATTCAAGTTAGTTGGTTGCTCAACCAGTGCGTTCATCGTTGCCCTCCGTGCTACTATTTAGGCACAAAAAACCCCGTGAGATTTCTCCCACGGGGCTCTTGTTACTTAGGCTGTCGCCTGATATTACATCAGGTTGGTTACAGACACGAAGCGGTAGTAGATGTTTGCCTTCGCGTCGCCGAACGAACCGATCGAGCCGTCAGCATTCGTAGTAGCAAACGGGTTAGCCACAAGACCATAACGAGTCTTGAAGCCGATCTTCGGCTGGAAGGTGTCCTGACCGATGGCGCGAACCATCTGGAGCGGAACATACGGGCAGTAGAAGAGACCAGCGTCGAAGGCAGAAGAACCCTTGTAGCCGAGTGTCAGGTACTGTTTGCCAGAAGCAGATGAGAAGTACGGGTCGATATAGACGCGGATGCGACCGTTGATCACGCCGGCAAAGGTGTTGCCTGTGTCATCAACCTGCAGGTTCGCTGAGAGAGCAGGCGTATAGTCAAGCACGCCGGCCATTGACAGAGCAGAAGCAACGTCTGATGAGCAGATCAGAACGTTACCCTTACCGCGACGGGTTGCCTTCGCGATCTGGTTAGCTTCACGCTCGATCTGGAACAGCAGACCCTTAAACTTCTCAACCATCCAGCGGCCGTTTGAGTCAACGTCGAGGTTGAACGTACCAGTTGTCGTCACGTTCTCCTGAGCACCAGCTGTCGCGGTGTAGTTGATTGTACGAACAACTTCGCGGTTGATTTCAGCAAGAATCTCGGCTGACAGAATGTTGGCTAGCTCAGACTCGGCGTCCAGACCATGGATTGCCTTCAGGTCCTGAGCCAGTTCCATGGTGTACTCAGCCTTCAGCGCACGTGACACTGCTGTCACTGCAACCTTCTCGACCGAGAATGCCATCTGCTGGAATGCATTAGTAGAACCGTCGCCCAGTGCTTCTGCACGTGACGTTGACATACCAGTTGAAACGGTGTAGCCAGAAGCGCCAGCCTTTACGCGAGCCGTCGGGTCATTGCCGTCCTGCACGCGACCAGAAGCCGTGTTAGCAACAACAAAGCGAGAAGCTGTGTTACCACCAGCAGAGGCAGAGAACGTTGTATTGGCCTCGTTGAACAGAGCCTCTGTACCCGTCTGCGACTCATAACGTGAGCGCAGAGCGAAGATCAGGCCTGTAGGACCAGTCATCGGCTGAACGCCGCAGATGTCATAGGCGATCAGGTTTGGCATCGAGCGACGAACCAGTGAGATAAGCACCGGGTCGAAGATGTCGATGTTGCCGGCGCTGGCAACTGAAGAAGAAGCGCCCATGGCGTTAGCAGGAGCCGCTTCACCAAGTAGTGAAGGTGAGCGATACCCGCCTGAACCAATTGCCTGCTGACGTGAGTCATGCTCCTGGTTCTCAAGCAGCTGCGCTAGAACTGCGCGACGATGAGAGTCCTTAATTGAGGGGAGGTCACCGTGATCGATGACGGCTCCCCACTTCTGCATTAGTGCTTCAGTATTCATAGTAGTTACCTTTCCCTCCTTAGGAATAATTATTACTATTTAGTTATTTATGCCTTTTTGACGGTACGTGAGATTGCCGCAACATACTGAGCCATTGGACCAGTTGCCTTGTCATCTGTATTGTCAATCGGGTCGCTGTCAAGCACACCCTCATTGAGAACTGACTTTACAGCAGCCTTACGGCCTGACGGGAAGTAACCTTCCTTAAGGTCTGAGAGCTTACCAGCAAAAGTCTCAACGTCATCAAAATCAACTGACTCGGCAAGCTTACGAAGCTTGTCAGCTTGCACTTCAGTTAGGCCATCAGTGGCCTCGGAGATTAAAGCACCACGAATAAGCTGTTCATTCTCAGCGCGAAGCTCGACTGAGGTTTCAATTTCGTTGTTTAGAGCAGCGGTCAGCTCCTCAACCTTAGCAGCTAGATCCTCAACCACATCTTCCTTGCCCTCAGGCACATCGATGTAATGCTCGGCAAACAGATTGCGCAGACCCGTCATGAATGAGTCAACGATCTCTGAGCGCAGGCCAGTCTCAACGGCCA